GGGCTGCGTTCTGAGCCTCCATTGCCTTGATTTCTAGTTCGGCTTCTTTCAGTGCGATCTCTCGGCCCTTGATTTCAAGTTCAGCCTGCTTGACTTGCATATCGGCGGACTTGTCCTGAGCTGCCATCTGGGCTTCTTGCAAAGCCTGCTGCATTTCCTGCATCTGCTGCTGCATCTGCATGACTTGCGGGTTCTGCTTGTCTTCTTCGCCCTTCAGTTTGGCAATGATCTTGTCTTTGTTGCGCAGGCTTGATGCCTCGATCAAAGCCTCAAACAACTGGGGCGGCATGTTCGCGGCCTGCGGTGCAATCTGCACCAACTGCTCAAACTGCTCGCCCTGCAACGATGCCGATGCGTGCACGTCATCAATCACGATGTCGATGTCCAGCTCTGCAACGCTGTTCTTCGTGCCCACCACCATCTGCATGCGCGGGTCGGTTTTGGCTTGCTGCTCTGCTGCTGCGATCTGCTCAGGCGTCACGCCTGGCTGCATCTTGAACTCTTCCAGCAACTGCATGCCCAGCGTGAGCGGCTGATTCAAGCCCACAAACTTGACGTTCTTTTCATCGTCAGTGACTCTAATCCACTTCTCAGCAGTCCAGAACTGGCGAATGCGGTTCCACACCTTGCGGTAAACGTCGTGCTGGAACTGCTTGAAGTTGTCGAATACGGGGCCTAGCTCGTTCATGCCCTGCTCTGAGCGCTGAATAAGTGCCCGGCCGGACATGTTGCGGCTTTCGTTTCCTGACAAGGCAGCATTCACGCCCACGGCATCAATCTCGCTCTTTGCCTCTTGCAGCAACTGGAACTGAGCCGCCGCCATGTCGCCTGTTGGGATGACGCCGAAGTCCTCGCCGAACTTTGCGCCGCCCTCCATCTCGACGTGACCGTCTGGCCGTGCCAACTGCTGACGGATCATGTTCTTGTCGCCTGCCTGCGGCGTGCCGTAGGTCTGGCGCACGCTCATCAGGTGCAGGGCTTTGGATCGTCGCTTGTTGATCTCATCCTGCAAGCTGATCCAGCGACGAACCACACCAAAGCGGTTGCCGTCACGGTCGATAAAGCACGAACCGAACACAAACCCGTCATCTGACTCGCCATCTTCATCCAGATAAGGCGATTCCATGCGCTCCAAGATGCCGGCCTTGGTGAAGGCGCTGTAGAAGAACTTGCCCTTCTCACGCGTCCACATCTCGACAATACGCACCCGCTTACGCTTAGGATCTGCCCAACGAACACGCGGCACATCTTCATAAGTGTTGCCGGTCGCGCTTGTCTCGTTCGATAGGGTTGATTCAAGAAGATCTTGTTTACCCGGGTACTTCTCTACCGCGTCTTCAAGGTCCATCCACACGAACTGACCCTTGAACGAACCATCTGACCAGTTGCGCATGCGGCTATGCGGATCGCCGAACATGCGATCCCACATGATGGGCAACACTTCCACGCACATCTCGCCGCGCTTTTCGTACACGCGGACATCAGCGCCGCACGATCCCTCAACCAAGAACGAGTCGAAACACTCAGACCGAACGCGGTCCCACCTCTGATCCTCCATCACGTACCGCAGCGCATCAGTTGCGGCCGTGGCCGCTTCTTCGTCATCTGGCGTGCGCGGATAGGCTCGTGGATCTCGGCGATTTTGGGCCTCCATGCCCATCAGGAAATCGCACTTAGGGCCGATGCGGTCTATTGTGATAACGGGCTGTTTGCGCTTCTTCAGCGTGGCCTCTTCGGCACTTGTCCATTGCACACCGTTTCTGTAATCGCGGTCGCGCTCGCACAATTCACGGCTGTCGGCTGTGCTCTGCTCTGAGCTTTCGTACATCTGGACGAGTTTCGACAACAGGGCCGAATCTTCGTCTCCTGCTGTTTTCGTTTGCTGATCCATTACACCGTTTTCCAATCGTCCGTTGTGTCGTTGTCGCCGAATGCCTTGTCCCACCTGTCGCGCTTTTTGGCGGGCTCGTCGTGCTTTGCAATTGCTGGGTGTGCGTCGTCTAGAGCCCGACCGATCATTGATGCTGTGTCCACATCGTCGTCGTGCTTACCTGCCGGGAATCGCACAAACTCCTCAACGTCTGCGCCTGGCTCGAAATACACAGCACCCATAGCCATACGCGACTGAATGCCACGCGCCCTGGTGGGCTTGTCTGCGATGCTGGGCAACCACTCCATGCGGCAATAAACCTTGCGCTCTCTCATGCGCCTGGTCAGCATCGGCTCGATGGCTTTTTGGATCACGCCCGCCTCGCCAAACCACGCTACAGGCTTGTATCTCTTGATCAGATTGAGCTTTTGCTCGATCCACTCATCTGCCGCCGTCTGGCCCCTCCAGCCATCAAGCCGGTAGATGTCACCGTTTTGAGCCACGCCCCAAACTCGATGCACCGTGTAATCACCGCCGCCATCCGTCACCGCGTAGTCGCTTGTGCCGTAGATGTGCAGAGAGTCAGGCTTAACGGCCCAGTGCTTGAGCCATTCGCGCTTGAAGTAGTCGCCCTCGTCGCTCGATGGTTGCTGCTGATACAGCGCCCACCATGAACGCTTGTCGCGCTTAGCCGTGGCGACCATATCGTCCGTGTACCACTCAGGCCAAAGGCGTTCACCCGGCTTGCGGCCTAGCGGGTCATCGTCCATGGCCTCCATGGGGATCTCGATGACGTGCCACCTGTCGCGCTCACGCTCCAAGATGCGCCCGCCTAGGTCATCCTCATGCCAGCGGGTCATCACCACGATCTGACGCGATCCAGGCTTTAACCGAGTCAGCAGGTCGTTTGTGTACCAGTCCCAGGCTTTATCTCGCCCTCGCTCGCTGTCTGCGTCCTCCCGGCTTTTCACCGGGTCATCAATAATGGCTAGATCGGCTCGACGGCCAGTGATAGAGCCACCAACGCCGGCCGCGTAATACTCGCCGCCCTTGTCCGTGTCCCATCTACCAGCCGCAGCGCTGTCATCAGCTACACCAACGCCGAACACGTTTCGATATTCGCGGGCCGCGACAATGTTGCGAACCCGGCGCCCGAACCGCTCTGCCAACTCTTGCGTGTGGCTTGCTGCAATCACAGACTTAGCGGGGTTTCTACCCAAAAACCACGCGGGGAAAATCACCGACGTGTATGTGCTCTTTGCCGACCCAGGCGGCATGCACACCATGAGCCGCTCAATCTCGCCGCTCTCAACGCGCTCTAAAGCGTCAATCAGCAATGTGTGATGCTTGGCCGGATGAAACCCTAGATCAATGTAGTCAATGAACCGCTTTACCGTCTCCTGCGCCCTCTTCCTGCCCAGCAACTCCAGCAGCAGCGAGTGCGGCGAGGATTTCGGCGGTTGAGAGGTCGCGGGGTGCTCGGTTGTCGTTGACATTCACGGTTGCTTCAGACTTGCCCCAGGCACGATCAAGCAGGCATTCACTTGCCTTTACTCTCGCAGCGGGAGGCGCCTCAATGTCTCTCATGATCTGAGCCAGCGTGTAGATCGCATCTTCTGTGTGCGTCTTCGCCAACTCCTTGACGTGCGCTACCTCTTTTGGTCGCCCGCCTGGGTTGCCAGACACGCCAGACTTGAACGCAGTGCTTGGCGCCTTGCGTTTTGGTTTGGTCTGTTCCATGTCTGATCTGAGATTGTGGTGCCCAGGCAATCAACCCGATTGATGAATGTCGAAGGACTCAGGTGGTGGGTTGCGCCCGGGCATAAACGAAAAAACCCGCCGACTTGCGCCTAACGGGTTTCATTTGGACACGGCTACGCCGCTTGGTATCGCATACTACACGGCAATTTGCTGTGATGCAAGCCCTTCTCGCTCCATTCCATCCCAAAGCAATTGTCGCGCCTCTGCTACAACGCGGGCCACGTCTGCTAGTGGGATGCGGGCTGATTGCCATACACGCGTGGAGCACAGGTTTTTTGCTTCCATTGCCAGCGCGGCTTGGTGCAGCGGTTGCATTTTCCCGATGACTGAATTGACTGCCTGAGCCTCTGCAATGTCTGCGAGGGCATCCAGCGCGCCATTTGTGTCGTCGTATTGCTTGGATGCGCGGTACATTCCGCAGCCAGCAGCTACCCCAGGGTATCCACCAGTGGAACGGACACTAGAGGCCCAGGAATGCCACATTTTCAGCCATTCGTCTACCTGTGATGGATTCATGCGATGCCTCCATGGTTCCATCGAATTGTACTGCGCTGATACGTGGAATCAAGCAACGTACTTTGAGCCGAGCGCAGGAACTTGATGCTTTGCGCTGTTGAACGGAATTTGGATTGTGTGGTCATGGAAGCGCACGTATTGGGCACAGTCTTCGCTGGCAAAGAAGTGGGCCAAAACGGTCTGGCTGTTGATGTCAACGACGATGTGGGTGATGGCGTTCATGATTCGTTCCGTTCGGTGCTTGTTGTCGATGAGTGAATAATGCAATCCAGGTGTGGTTTGGTCTAATTGGTTTTTTCTATTGAGTCGATAGCTTTTGCCTTTGCGCGGTATTCGTCGCGCACTGCCTCAATCATCTCGCGCGTCCACTTTGTGGGCTTGTGCGGACCCTCCAGCCAATCGACGGCGGGCTGCCCGATCTTGGCAATGAGCCGGATTCGGTAGGCTGCGACGTTTCCGCTAAGGTGGGTGTTGCATGGGGCGCATTGGGCGTGGCAGTTGGTTGGCTCATAGCGCAGCTCTGGGTGTGCGCCACGGCTTAGGTAGTGACCGGCGTGTATCTGGCCTTGATGATGGCGCCCGCACGAGATGCAAGGCTGCCCAGCGTCACGCGCCCTCACCCATGCGTTGAATGCTTGCTGCGCCTCTTTGTGTAGGTCGCTGAGGCTCTTGAGTCGGTTGAGCTTTGCCCGCGTCTCTCTGCGCTCCACCTTGGCCTTGATGGCTTCGGTCTTGCCTTTTTCCTTATCGACCAGCCGGTGGGCGCATACAGGCCCGCATACCCGCTGCCCGATGCGCTGTGGCACGAACAGCGAAAAGCAGAACTTGCACTTGCGTGGCTTTGGTGGATTGCTTGCGATCATGCTGGGATCTGCCCGTGAAAGTAAGCCATAGGCTGCGGGACCAGATCACGCGCATCGACCGTGTGCCGCACGCCAAACCACAGCGGGCCGATTTCTGCAACCTGCACCCGCTCGCCGTTTTCCATCGCCATGACGCTGATTCCGGCGTGGGTGTACCTGTGCCCCTGCCTTGCTGGTTTGTGCTCGCTGGCGAGGTCTAGGGCAAGCTGGCGGGCGTCCACCTCTGGTTGATCCATCGGTGCCCGTGGTGCGTAACTGACGTTTGGCAGCACTCCGGCGATCTTGGCGCACTTTGGACCGTAGGCGTACTCACCGACAGTGGCAAATGCGGCAGACATGGGGCGACGGCAGCGGATGCAGGTTAGTGGTTGCATGATGGTTTTGTGCCTGATTCCCAGGTTATGCGTCGTTATTGAGGCCTACCGTGGGTTAGGCGTCACAGTTCCATCGTCTGCTGTTCAGGCGCGGCCACTGGTTCAGGTGGCAGCAACTGGCCTTGCGCTTGGGCGCGGGCTATGCGTTCACAGGCGATGTCGAAGTATTTGCGCTCGCGCTCGATGCCGGTGAACGCCTTGCCAAGCTGGGCGCATGCAACGCCAGTGCTACCGCTGCCCATGAATGGGTCCAGCACTGTCGCTCCAGCCGGTGCCGCTGCAATGGCCCACTGC